AGAGTTGACAAATAAACGACAAACTGCTGTATTGCGTATTGAAATATGGAGAACGCTTGAAGCATCTAGAAGAAAAGGTAATGTTTAATGTATAAACAATTTTTAAAAAAATATACTGCAGAAGAACAAAAAGCATATGATATGGGTTATGCTGCAGGTAAAAATTCTATTAATATACCATTTAAATTTGTTCCAGATACCAAACCAATTCATAATGAAAAAATATATGATATTATTATAGAATCAGTTTGTACTTGGTTTAAAATTAAACAATCAGAATTATTTAGTGGAATGAGATGTCAGTATTTAGTGATACCGAGATCAGTCGCTATTAATTTATTAAGAGAATGTACTGCATTTTCTTTCCCACAATTATCTGTACTCACAGGTAAAGATCATACAACTTTAGTTTATCATGTCCAAATGAGATTAAACAAAAGAAATTATTGGGAATTAGATAATACACATGCAGTATATAATACAATAAAGGAATTAATTAATGAAAAATCCAAGAAATCTGAAAAATAATAAAATCGGTGAGCATATTAAACGATTAAGAAAAAAATCTAAACTCACACAATCTAATGTTGCTGACGTATTGGGTGTTTCGTTCCAACAAATTCAGAAATTTGAACGAGGTGAAAACCGAATATTTGCACACCAATTATTTGAAATTTGTGATGAATTTCAATGGGATATTAATGAATTTAGAGCATCAGAGTCATCTGTTTTAGCCTCTAATAGCTAGGATATATATATTATAAAAGCGATCCTATGCCTAGTCGCCCAAATACCTTTCTACGGTGTGCGTTGCCTAAGCGAGAGTGGAAGCAACGCACATTGGGTGTTGACATTTTGTTCTTTGTGCGTATGCTCGAATTATGGCAAATCAAGAAGCATTGGGGCCGATATTCCACAATCAAGTTATTCCTCAATTTGTCAATGCGAGGAAAGCTAGAGGTATATCTCAATTAGAAATGGATGAAGTTTTAGGGGTAGCTAAAGGTTTAGTTTCTAAATGGGAATGTGGAATCAGAAAACCGAGTGGTTGGTTGTTCTGCTGTTGGGCAGATGCTTTAGGTATGCAAATAACATTAACTCCAAAAGGTGCTAAACAATGACAATAAATCCTGATTTTAACCCTGGTGAAATCACGAATGATCCTATTGTCAACAAGGTAGTTGACATAGTTATGAAACGACACATGCAAGGCATGGAGAAGTTTGGTAAAACTATGGACTCTAACGAAAGACCTTTAGACCAATGGATAGATGAAACAATTGAAGAATTGTTAGATGCTGTCCATTATCTTGTTAAAGCTAAGTCGATAACGGATAAGTTTAAAGTTAAAGAGAAAGAGTTACAAGTACTTGTTGATAAATTTAAGGAAGGAACATTTGTAGATGATAAGGGATCTGAAACGCAAGAGTAAAGTAGATTATTCAGCTCCACACAACAGAACAATGTTGTTTCGTATGAGATTGCTTAAATTTTATAAGCAAATCGAATATGATGATGACATATATGTTGCGACAGCGAATAAGATATTAACTGGTACTCTACCATGGGAGTATGTAAATAAAATAGAAAAGTTGAGGTTAAAACATGAAAAAGAAAAAAAAGAAAGATACGAAAAACTCAAAAAGACAAAAGCTGAAAGTCTTGGTCTTAAAGTTAGAGCAATCGTTAACAAAGCTAAACGGTGGTAGACCAGTAAAATTAAAAGATAAACATTATTGGAAAGTTGGTGGAACGATATGATAGAGTTTGATAGAAAGCAAGGAATAGGTGGCTCTGATGCCACAAGATTATATCAAGGTGATTGGTATGAGTTATGGCAAGAAAAGACAGGTGAAACCGAACCTGCAGATTTAAGTGATGTGTTACCTGTACAAATGGGAATACACACTGAAGATTTTAATATTAGGTGGTTTGAAAAACAAACAGGATTAAAAGTTGATGGTTATCAAACCCCATTTTTTCATAAAAAATATCCTTTTATGTATGCTCATGTAGATGGTTTAATATTAGGAGATGATAAAGCAATTGTAGAATGTAAGCATACAAATGCTTTTAGTAATCCAAAAAAAGTTGCAGATAAGTACAAAGCCCAATTACAACATTATTTGATGGTTACTAAATATCCTAAAGTTTATGTATCAATGTTTTTTGGAAACATGAAATATGAAGTTATGGAAGTAACTGAAGATAAAGAGTTTCAAGAACAGTTAGAAAATGCTGAAATATTGTTTTGGCATTTTGTGGAGAAAAAGAAAGCTCCGCCTGATTATATAAGTTTTGAAAATTTTAACTCAAAGGAGTTTAGTGATGGTGAAACAATCATACCCATTCTCCCCAGGAAGTAAGGAAGATGGAACATCGTTGGAAGCTGCTGAATTAATAAAAGCAGGAGCTGAAACTATAAGAAAAAAAGTTTATGATGTAATTTGTAATAAAGGAAATTTTGGAGCAACAGCTGATGAGGTTGCTGAATTACTGAATTTGAGTCCTTTTACAGTTAGACCAAGAGTAACTGAGTTGTTTAAACAAGGTAAAATTGAAAGAACTGATAAACGTAAAAACTCAAGTGGTGCTAAGGCATATGTGTACATAGTGTCTAAAGCACAAGTTAATCAATTGTACACAGAAAGAGGAACATGATATGGGAAAACCAATAGATAGTAGAGCATTAGCGATACTTAAGAAATTGAAATTAGATCAAAAAGATGATCAAGGACAATATAAAGCTCTATGGGATTGCCATGGTACTTGGGTTATGTATCACAGATACATTGAACAAGCAGGTGCTGATAATGGCATTGTATATAGCTATGACGAAGTAGAAAAAGATTCTGCTAATGGAGTTGTAGTTATTAAATGTACTGCACAATTGGAAAAAGATAAGAAGAAACATCAAGTTATTTCTTATGGAGAAGCAAGTCCAAAGAATACTAGAAATTCTTATCCATATGCAATGGCAGAAAAAAGAGCTTATGACAGATGTGTTCTTAAGTTATTAGGTTTACATGGATTTGTATATTCAGAAGATGAATTACCTGATGAAGTTAAAGCAAAAGGTAAAGCATCAAGTAAACTTGATAGTAATATTAAAATAGTAAATGTAAAGGAGATGAAAAAACATGATAAATAAGGTTATGTTAATTGGCAGATTAGGTGCTGATCCTGAGGTTAAAAAAACCAAAAACGGAGATAGTTTTGCCAACTTATCTTTAGCTACTAATAAGAAGATTAAAGATAATGAAAAAACTACATGGCACAAAATTGTAGTATTTGATCCTCGTATCGCAGATACAATGGGACAATACGCAAAAAAAGGTACATTGTTATATGTCGAAGGTGAGATTGAAACTAGATCTTATAAAGATGCTAATGACAATCAAAGATATGTAACTGAAATAATTGTACCTAGATATTCTGGTGTAATTAGAATGGTCGGCAGTAAATCTGAATCTAAAAGTTCAGATAATGCTGGTGGCGATTTCGATAATCAGTTTTAAATATTTTTGGTTGTCCTCCAAGAAGCACTTAAATGTGATCCAGGAAAGGCATTAAATTTATTCCTGGTTGGTGAATTAACATCATATAAACAAAGCCAAAAATACTCGTTAATCATATGCGAGTATAATGTACCATAGGCGTTTTTGCATAACAGTGGTTAAAGACCCATTATGATTTGTTCGTCTAAGTACAATCCTTCCTCATGGGGCATGGTTGGCCTATTTAGAAAGAGTAGGTTTTTTGCCCCATGGGTATTTGGTGCAGATTAATTAGCAGTCCTAGGCTTACTGCTTAATTCAAGGTGAAAACAAGTGCGTTGCTAGATCTTGAGCCAAATATAAGGTTATGGTATGAGTATATTAGATTTGAAAAAAGAATTTAAAAAACGAAAATTAAAGCTAACGCATTGCGTTCAATCTTTAGAAGAATTAAATGACTACCTAACGGTAGACATACTTAAAAGAGGAAATGTAGATGCGACACTTGTTGCAT